TGAGGAGCTTGGCATAACGCGCAGCGCGGTTGGCCAGATCCATGATCGGTCGATGCGGCGGCTTCGTTTGATGCTCACCGAGAAACGCTGATGTCTCAAGATGCGCGATGTGACCAGTTGCTTGCTGGATGAGTCGCGTGTAATAGGCATTCTGCTTAATCAGCGAGGCACACAATGATCGCACATCCCTATCGTCTGGATGCATCAATGCGCTACGTGATTGCGATTCGATGCGCAGTTCTTCCTCGATAGTCCATTTGACCATCATCCAGTCACCCCATGTCATGATGTCATATCTTCAGTCCATGCTTCAATCTTAGATTGCCGCTCATCCGTCCATGATGACTGCAGCTTAAACCATTGCCGCCAGTGTTCACTGCCTTTGCTGCGGTTGCATTCGCGGCAGGCTGGCACCAGATTATTCACGACGGTGTTGCCACCCTTGTGGCGCGGCTTGACGTGATCTAGCGTGTCGGCTGCAGCGTCGCAATAGGCGCAGCAGTGCTGCCATGCTTCAAAGATCTGCTGCCTGAATCGTTGCTTTGCGGAACGCTTAGGGACGAGAGATGTGCCATCAATCTGATGATCCACGCAACTCCGGGATGGGTAGGACGTTGACCGAGAGGCCCAGGATGTGATCGTTGGATGGTGCCAATTCTGTTAGGCGAGAAACGAAATCATCGCTAACGGTTTCGGGGTCGTCGTCTTCACTTTCGACGACGATGGTGTACTCGATCTCAAGAACGTACTGCCTCATACAGTTGGAGTGCAGGTAATTTCAACGCCTCCGCGATTGCGGGGACGCAGTGTAAGCCAGATTCCACCGAGTGACTTCGGCATCACGATCCGTTCTACTGCCCAGCCGCCGGTTCCTCCAAACTCCTGCTTGTATGTGCCGCACTGAACGTGCCAGCGCTGCTCCACCCAGGCGCGGCCGTTTTGATCGACGCGGTAGCAGGAATGGGCGACAACGCTGCGCTCATGGTTGTGGCCATTCACGAGGATGTCGGCGTCTGGAGCGATCGAGGCATAGCGGCCACCGCCCATAGTGCCTTTGGTGATGATGCCACCCCATGCGCCGTGATGGAAGAACAACATGCAGCGCCTGGTCTTGCTGTTACCGTCCTGCGTAAAGCTGAACCTGATCCAGCCTTGATAACCCATGTGTTCGATGTTGCTGCCGGTGTTGCGCATCAGCCGCACAACGTTCTCCAGCGGGTCGATTTCCTGATTATTGCTGACTGCTGTTTCATGGTTGCCATCGCCTGCCATGAGGATAATGTCTTGCCACGGCTTGAAGAACTCCGCGGCCTCACTAAATACGAGGTCAAAATAATTACCGCCTAGGTGTTCTGGGCGGATGTCGCCCTTACTTGCTCTGCGGTCTTTCTTGCCTTGCATCAAGCAGAGCACATCTCCGAACATAAGAACGTGGCCATTCTGCGCTCGGCATTCATCGAGGTGCTTGGCCAGCAGCTTGCGGTCACACTTTGGGTTGTCTAAGTGGATGTCACTAAGTAGCAGGAATGTCGCTGTTTCACTGAACGCTGTGTAGGGGATGCGCAGCTCTAGAAGCTCCGGTGTCTTGCGTATAGATGTGATGTCCACAAGACGGGGCTCCATTTGCGCCTAGCCTAAGGTGCGTGGTTTACAAGCATGGCCCAGCCGGTACCAGGGCCATCTACCTCCCAGCGGCGCAGCCAATTCTTACGGCTATAGGCAATGCCTGCACCGTTGCTGTGGTTGACGTAGCCGCCGTTTACCATGTCGGCCTCGCCGTTTGGGTCATTGTGGATGTAGGCGCCGCTGGTTGCCCCGATGATTACGGACCAGTGGCCGCCGCCAGTAGGTGCGCCGACAGGCCCCTTATGCAGCCAGCCGACCATCACGGGGCGCCCGGCCTCCAGCTCGGTGTCGATGGTGGCAGCATTGCAGTTGGTCTGCAATCGAGCTGCCAGCCCAAGTGAATGCAGCGCCTTGATCTGCGCTTGCGCGTCGGTGGTGTCGCCATACTGGGCGCGGATCTTGTTGTATGCGTCGTCGCTGGTGACCTTGCCGTAGAAGCGGGCCACCATGGCAGCGCTGCTGCTGAAACACTCGCGGTAGCCGGTGCCTGAGCGGTTGTCGTTTTGCGCCTCATACGGCACACGCAGCAGGGCGCCCTGCTGTTGCAGTAGCGGTGTGCCCTTCTGCCAGAGTGCGCCTTCGGCCTTCCGCCGCCGCAGTAGGCCAGCCTCAACGGCAGTGCCAGGGTTGCGGTAGAGCAGCAACGCAGCCGGTATAGCGTTCCAGTCCTTATCGCGCAACGCTGCGCTGATGGTATCGAAGCCAGTGCTGCCGTAAAAACCAGTGCCGACGTTGTAGGCAAAGCTGATCAACGCGCAGCGCTGTGGATCGGCCATGCTTGCCCAATGCGGGATCGTGCGAAGGCGTTCAGCGATGCGGTCTACCTCCAAGCGGAGCAGCATGTCGGCTTCGATGACGTTGATCTTGTCGCCGCGCTGCACCGCGCTGCCATCCGGGAATCGCGTGGTGCCGTAGCCGATTGTCCACGGATCGCCGCCGCTCAGCGGATCAGGGTAGGCGCTGAGATGGCAACCTTCAAATTCCTTGATGATCTGGATCGCATCAGCCAGGTCGGTCTGCTTGCCGGGGACGCTCCAGGTCTTAAACCATGGCTGATCGCGGCTCAGAAGGCGCGGACCGATGGCAGCTTCCAGTTCGCTGATCGCCGCCAGCTGATGCGGCAGCCCCTTGAAGTACCGGAACAGATCAATCAGCCGCAGTGGTTGCGTCATGGCCGTTGCAGGTGTTGCGGTACTGACTGCCGATAGCTAAATGCGCTCTTTATCTCGGACCAAATGACAGGACTGAGCATGGCGGCGACGACAGCGAGGATGACCACCTGCGCCATGCGCGTTTCCAACCGGCCAACGCGGACGCCCAATCCGCTCCGCTCAGTCTTGTCGGAGATGGCAGCATCCAGCAGCTGCTTGAGCTGGCCTTCCAGCACGCCGATGGCGCGGAGGATCTCGCCGTGCGTTGGCTCAGTCACCGCTTGCGGGATGCAATGCCACGCAATGCGCCGAGGATTAGCTGAACCCAGCCGTTGGCCTTAACGCCTGGCAGGAAGCTAAGAAGCTCGGAGCCTGCCAGCAGTGTTACAGCAACGCTGGTGGCAGCTTCAGGTGTCAGCGTCATGGCTGGCGTGAATCGCTATCTCAGGTTAGCTGCCCGATGCAGCGCCGCCCGCCAGGGTGGCTGTGACTGTGGAGGCCAGACCGGAAGATGCTGCGGCAACCACAGCTGGCACGCTGATCAGGCTGATCGAGACGTTCACGTAGCCAGCGGATAAGTGATCTTCCTGCGGCTGCGCTGCGTAACGCCAGTGCGTGGAGGTTGGCACCAGATCGGTGAAACTGGTGTGGCCGGCCCAAGCTTCAGTGCTAAGCGGGAAGGCGATGTAGCCGCCCTGTTGCTCGCGGTAGTGATCGCGCAGCAGTTTGGCCTGAGCCTGCGTCAGTGCAGCGAAGCTCAGTTCAAGGATGTGGCTGTAGGCAGTGGTGCCATGCCGAAAGCGGACGCTGCCACCACCGAAGCCGCGTTCCTCGGTGACAGGGAAGGTGCCCATGCTGTAGCGGCGAGTGGCCGGCTCCAGTGCCGGGAAGGTGGCCATCAGTTCTGCAGCGTGATGGTGCTGCTGCCCAGGCTGAAGGTTGCAGAGCTGCTGCTGACATCACCGCCGAAATCGACGTAGCAGACCAGCTCATCAGCGCTGCTGGCACCGCCGCGTGACTTGTAGATCACAGCGGCCCTGGCGGTGATGGTGCTGGTGGCCCAGTTCACAGCGGCAAAGCTGAGCGTGACGCGATCGTTGGCGGTGTCCTTGGTGACGGTGCAGGCGCTGGTGACGCCGCCAGCGGTGTAACCGGTGCCACTCACTTCATTCGTGACATCATCACGCTTGTCGTGCGTGTCCTTGTTTGGCGTATAGCTGCTGGTGACCAGCATCACCTTGAAGGTGTCGGTGTCGAAGTCGATGGCACCACGGGCCATGTCATCAACGGCTGAGTTGTAGATCAGGGAAGCCATGATGTACCTGCGTTGAGATCAGTCTAGGCCGGTGGTTATGGCCATGCGCTGGCACGCTTGGCTGCAAGCTGGTCGCGCAGGGTCCACATTCCGTTTGCGCCCGAGGTCGATACAGATGCGTTTTTGCCGAGTAGCGCAGCAGGGGTGAGCAGGTTTGTAGTGGTGGTGCCGCCGCCCAGGGTCAAGGTCACTGTGTTGCCGCCACCCCAGGCGTAGTTCGGCTGGTTCCATGTGCCGGTGCCGTTGACGCCAAAGGCAAGGCTTGGCAGGACCAAATCAATCGACGTTTGGCCCGATGGTGTTTGGTTGAAATTGGCCATGGGTTAGGTGGTGCGGGCCAACATCACAGGAGTGGCGCCCGTGGTGATTGTTGCGTTATTCGCAAATGCCATCACCTCCCAGACCTCAGTGCCAGCGGAAACAGTGATCGTGTCGTAGATGCCTAATGTGTTAGCGGTGTAAAGCATGGTGATCCCGAAATCACTGCCCATGGTTGTAGTAATCCACTGCGAGTAAGGCAGACTATGAAATACAGGGCTTGAGTTTGTGGTGTATGCGCCGTTGGTGCCATTGAAGCCAATGGGTAAGATAATGGTGCTCCGCGTTGCAGCAATAGCCCCCATGTTATTCGTCCAGTTATTGCTGCCATTGCCTAGGCCGCAATACGCGTATTCTGCGCCTTGGCTTACGCTGCTAGTTGTTCCAATGTAGTTTGCCACCGTAGTCGATCCGTTCAGGGCAGTGCCTCGTCCTAGCTCCCTACGCAGCGAGGCATAACGGTTAAAGCTGACCTGCCCCCCCGAGTTGTTAACCGCAGGGTTTACCTCATATAATAGGTTTAGGAAACCTTTGCTGAAGTCAACCCAAGGCTGGAAAGATCCACTGCCTTTTACGATGGTAAAGCAGGAATAGGTTGCGCCTTGTGAGATAACAAAGAAATTAACATCGCCACTGGTATAGCGAGTGATCTTGACATCAGTGGTAAAGGTAAAGGTTGCTATTTGCCTGTGATTAGTTGTGGCGTTTGTTGTTGTTGCAAAAAAGTCAAGATATTGAGTGCCGGATGGTATGTCAGATCCTGTGTTCCAGCCGGTTGCCACCTGATAGAACAGGTTGCCGCTGGCGCCGACCATGAACCAGTAGTACGTCTTGCCATACGTCCCGGCGGCGTTGGTGATTTCCAGCACACGGTTCTCAATCGTGTTTGTGAAATTGTCGTGCCATTCGGTCATCAAGCCAGCGTCAATAAACGCCGATCGAAGCTGCGTAAAGAAAGTCGCGGCGGTCAGTGTCGCCGTTGCGGTATAGGTCTGCTTAGTGACGGCCATGGATCAATCCTGGGTAGGTGAGTTAAAGGGCAACATCAGCTGATGTCCTCGTAGGAAATGACAAGCTCCAGATCGCCGGTGGCGCTGGCTTGGGCGCGGAGGCTGTGGCCTTCCTCCAAGTAGATGTATGCCTCGCGGGTGACCAGCACCTGGGTGGCGTCGGCCGGGACCGTGATGGTGTGAGCCAGCTCGTAGCCGGTGGTGCCATCCCAGTGCTGCAACGTGATGTCAGCGGCCGCTGCACCGTCCACGTTGGCGCAGTACACCGAGTTAATCTTCAGCACCTTGCCGCTGCTGGCGCCGTTGCTCAGCGCTGCCGCCATCGAGGTGGTTACTGCGTATCCCACGGTCTTGCCGGTGATCGTCGTGGGAGTCTTGAGGTTCGGCGCTGCCATGAATTAGTTGCCCCACCATTCAACATAGGCTAGCGATTCCCAGCCATATAGCTGCACAGACATGTCGGACCAGTAATCGCTAGCTGCCGTGCCGCCGGTTGCTGTGCCGCCTGCCAGGGAGAGCGCGATGCTCTCGTCGAGGCCGACCGCATTGCCAGCAACTCCGGGGATCCCTGCGTCTAGGGATACAGTCACACTGGCAACAATGCCATTGGCGGCGCCGATGCTGGCAGTGATCGACTCATCCAGGCCGGGAACAACAAAGCCCTCGGCGTCTAGTGTCAGCGTGATCGTCTGCTGCAGGCCATTGGCAGCGGCGGCATATCCGCCGACGAGTGTGCAGCGAGCAAACAGCTCAATGCCGCTGGCAAATGCGCCATCAGGCGGCACGGTTTCAAGCGCCAGCTCGACGTTGTACCGTCCGCAGTAGACGTCATCCACGGATGGCGGGTCCGTGTAGCGCCAGCGGTAACTGGTCAGTTCGTAGTCGCTGATGGTGGTGACGCCGCTCCAGATGCTGGACGGCAGCGTGAAGCTTTCAAAGCTGCCGAACTGGCCTTGATAGTGGCTAAGAATGCTGAGCATGTCAGCCTCAGCCAGGGCGATGAAGCTCAGCCGCACTGAACTGCTGAGCATCACGTTGCTGTGACGCACGCGATTCTGGAATCCGTTGTAAGGAGTAAACGGCGTGTGCGGATACTCGCCTGGCGTGAAGGCGCGGGTGGCGGGTGTTAGCGCAGGGAACGTGGCCATTGTTTATGGGTAAATCTGCACGTTGGTGGCATTGTCATAAATGGCTGTAACCCTTAGTAGAACGCCTGGGTAGGTTCCAACCAGGTTGGTGGCACACGCAAGACCGCCACCGGGCCATATAGGGTCAAGTAATCCAACGCAACCACTGCCGACAGAACTGTTGTCCCAATGGGGAACGCCAATAGAGACGTATGGAATGAGACGCCAGGTGTAGTTACCGGGTGTTGCAAGATCATCAGAATACAGTTCGCTGTAGTATTTGTAATTTTTAGGTGCTGCATTGGCCACAGTTGTGCTACCATAAGTGGAGCCATTAAAGCACTTGACTACAGATGTATAAGTGCCTTGGCCTTCAATGCCGATAACAAGTATTCCAGCGGTTGCTCCGCTGGTTAGCCATGTGGGCATTTTTTGCCCTGGCTCTGCCACGTAGCTAATGGGATTACCCGAAGCGTCAAATGTGATAGTGGCCAGCTTTACGCCATCTTTATACCAAGTAATTGACTCAGTTTGGTTTATGCCACACGGGCCGTAGGCGCCATTAAATGGATACAGTGCGCTACCCACGCCAACGGGCTGCCCCGCCGGGAATACTGAGTGAGGCGCGTATGAGACGCCTGCTACGTCTAGCCCATCATCAGCATTGCCGGTGTCGCCAGTCGGCGCTGAATCGTTGAAGCCCAGCCCGCCACCACTGGGGGATAGCTCCAATGGGTCACCACCATCGGCGTCCGTGAACGTCTCAGCCGGGATGGTGTTATCGCTGCTGGAGTTCACATCACAGCTAACGCCGGTGCGGCCGCTTGGCAGGATGATGCCGGTGCCGACAGCAGCAGCCACATCCAATGCGATCAAGCTGCGCCCTTGGTCGTCGATCGGGAAGTGCGTGGCCTCATAGCTCACATCGCCCGCCAGTGTCTTGGTGATGCGCTCTACCTGGTAGAGGTAGTCATGCACCGAGTTGGCGTAGGTGGTGTTATCTCGCGCCAGCTGCACGCGGATGATGTCGCCAGCGCTGATCAGCGTGTTGTGCTCCTGCGGCCGTGCTGCAAACCGGATGGTGTGCGTGGTGTAGAGCCGCTTGGCCAGGATGTAGGCGCCAACCTTGACGGCATGATCCTCGCTGGTGCAGAACGTCGAGAGATCATGCGACTCATACGGTCCGGTCTCGGCGGTGCCGCTGTAACGCACCTCAGCGGTGCGGATGATGCCAATGTCGCTCTCCAGCTGCTGGCGCCAGATCACTTGCGCCACGAAAGGCTGCCGGTCTGCCAGTGACAGATAGTTGATCTCCAGCGTGCCAGGCAGCACCGTGTCTTCAGTGAAGGTGTACTCAGCCGTAATCGCCGTGGTCTTAATGGCGCCGCCGGCAGTCACCGGCAGCAGTGGCCGCAGCCCGCGCTTGCCACCTGCGCTGCTCTCGGCCAGCAGGAAGTAAGGCGCCAGCCTGGCGGCCAGGTCTGAGTAATTCGTGCTCTCGCGGATCTCAATGTTGCAGGTAAAGCCGTTCACCTCAAGGAATGTGGCCGCTGCCAGCAGTGCGGTGTTGTCGATCATCGCCGCCGGCACCCTGCTGGTATTGACCAGCAGCCACTTCACCAGATCCGCAAAGTTGTCGCTGGGGCCGGTCACGCTGTCGTAGATCCGGGTGACGGCCATGCCACCACGGATGAACAGATGCACTTGGCGGTTGTACTGATCGAAGCCGTCCGGGATGGTGACGTTGAAGCTGAGTGTGCTGATGCCCGGATAGCTGCCGACTGTGCCGCAGAAGAACGGCGCCTCGGGCAAATCCTTACCGGCACGCTGCACAAGGAAGTTGCCGGGTGTCCAGGTGCCAGCCCTGCGGTCGTAGGTCTGCGTGTGAGCGCCAACGCGGCAGGCACGTTGAAAGACATCCTTCACCGGGATGCTGTCGAGCTGGCCCTCGCTCAGCACCAGCATGTAGTAGGCGGTGACGTTGTTGCTGGCGTCATTCTCGAAGCGTGCTTCGGTGGCGCCGGGGCTGATGAGGATACCACCTTTGCTATTGCGGAATCGGGCAAACACGATCGGCACCGGCTCACCAATCTGCGCGAACCGCTGCGGGCTATCTAGCTCTGTGGTGCCTTGCGCGGCGGTTGCATCAGCTGGTGCGTTGATCTGACCGGCCTGGATGGCCAGCAGTGCCAGTGGATCGCTGGAGGAAAGGAAGCTCACTGCCTGATGCCCTGCCCCATGATCGCCAATGTCAACCGGCGCGGCGGCACTTGCGCTCCAACGGG